TTCCAATCAAGAAAAGAAATTTTTGATTCATATGTGCCTGCTGGTAGAGTACTACTACCAGATGCAACGGCATTGGCAGATCCAGGATGGGTGGGGTTTTTTATTTTATTTGAGAATGTGAGTGCCGTTGGTTTTACGGGTCTTGTTTCAGTTCCATCTGTCCCAATTATTCCAAGACTATAATACCTTAAAAATTCTGATGATACCGCTTGTTGTCCAGCAGGACCAATCCCGAGATTACCACCACTAACTTGACCATATGTTTGACCAGAGTTCAAAACAGCATATTGGGCACCACTTTTTGTTGTTTCGCCAAGGGAATCAAGCGCTGTAACTACATACTTCCTTCTAACTTCGTCTTCTGGATATGCGCCATTGTTTAATGGTGAAAAAATTCCCTCACCAGGGGTTAGAGAATAAAGTGGGGTTCCTGGTGCTGGAATTTGTCCTGGTTTGTTAAACGAAAATGTGGCTATTGTTTTATCATTTATCTGGATATTCCCTACTGTTGTGGTTGTTGTGGGTATTGTATTTACTTTACCGATAGCCCCAAAACAATCCGCTGGTATTTTTTTAGGATTCCTTATAATACCGAGAGGTTGATATCGTGGCACATTTGTACCATATGTCTCAAATGTTGAATAATTCAAATATTCAGCATCGTTCCTTAATTTTTCAAGGGCGATAACACCATTTTCTGAAGAATCCCCAATAAAATCTTTAATGTTACTCATACAATCACCCATCCTTTTGTATCACCGGAATAGACCAAACCAAAGGCCAGCCCCTTCATATCAACATCCATATCCTCCTTCAGGCCCTGGATCTTCTCGCCGGATGGGGCCCGTTTTACCATCAATTTGTTTTGATCCCATGTCTTGGCATAATCTGCAAAATCAACCCTGTCATTGATATTTGGACTCTCCGGGACTGTGACAGGGACAACGCCGCCGGAAGTGTCGACAAACAGCGTTTGACCTTTTTGTGCTGTGTGATCGGAATTTATTATTGTGGTGGTATTGATCCCGGATAGCCAGGAGATCAAATCCGTTTCTATGGATTTGCTATGACGGTGGTCAGTAATGGTTTCATTGGCGTTGATAGTGGCTACTCGTTCAACATAGTGCTGCACACCATTGCCGCCTGTGTAGTCAACCAGATTTTCTCCTTCAATAAAATTGAAGCCGGTCATAACATCGTTACCGCTTTTCTGTCTCCAGACATCCATCCAAAGGTCCACAGGCGGAGTCCCATACACAACGGGCTGCTCTACAGGCATGTTTATGCGGATGCCTTCTATGTAGATTATTCCGGGCTTGGCTTTATACAGTCCATCTTTGACAATTTTACCTGCGTCTCCCCAGAAGACGGCCCTCCCATAGAGATCCCGGTTGCTTTGTCTCTCCCGTTCGTCAATTGCGTCCAGTCGTGCGGTGAAATCAATTTGCCATGTCTGGGCCGGGACATTGATATCGTTGATCTGCTTTGCGTCCCGATACTGCAAAATCACGTTTCGGGTGATGTTATTACCGGTGGTGTTTGTTGCCACATCCGTTTTGCGCTTGCGAGTCTCGGGCGTGGTCGTTACAGAAACCACAGTACCGCTTGCACTTTCCACCGTGCCGATCCAGTTAAAGGAAAAACCCCCCAGGTCAGATCCGAGAATCATGGAGTAAACCACCTGATCCGGATTGATATATCCTTTAAATCCCGATGGGATCTGATATGTATGGACAATGTGGGCGGTATCGGGCATCTGTTGTGCCCTGTCCACCGGTTGTGTGTAATCCAGGTCCGGAATCAAGGCCAGAACCATCTGGTCAATGACAAGAGGCTGTTCACTGCCCTGAAGTTGGTTGATTCGTGTCTGGCCCCCTAAAGTGATGGCGCTGCTCATATGATATCTTCCTCCATGATAGTCGTTAAATGATCGTTTGAAAATTCAACGACCTGAATATCGATAAAATCGATAAAGTTGCTCAATTCCTCAATTGCTGCCGATTCCGTAAAATGGTCGTTTGAAAATTCAGCCACCTGAATATCAATGGGAATCGGTGTGATAATTTTCCAACCATACCGCCGGCACGTCCGGCCATAATGCTGAATCAAGACCGACAACAGGCGTTCATTTCCGGCAAGCTGGGTGTCTGAAAGACGGATGTCTACCACATCCCAATCCTGGCCTTCCATTCGTTCCTCAATCTCGACATAACCGACTCCCAGGCGGTCAAAAATCCTTTTAAACCCTTCCACACTCCCGGCATCCCGTGCATTGACATAGGCATACCGAACGCGCAGCCGGTAAAGGTCCAGGGGCTCGGTTTCAAACCGTTCAATATCCCGCTGCAATGCAATTAAATCCAAGATTGTTTCACTGCACGTCATGGGATCCAGTTGCTTGAGGGGTAATAAGGTCCATTCTCTCAGCAAAGAAAACCATTGATGGGCTGTTGTAGCCAGCTTGACCACTTCCCCTTTGCTCATCCAGCTGGGCAATACCGGTTTCGGCATCAGCGGATTCATCAGGCTATCTCCATGTTAACGATCAGTCCGGCCAGTGTGGGCAATTCCCTGGCGCTTTTGATGTCCGATAATGAAAATATCAGGCTTTTGATATCCGGCAGCTGGTCGTGCAATTCATCAGCAAGTTTTGAAAAGCTGAAACGGGAAAAGGGCATGGCCCGGGTGATATCCTGATAATCCTGATTTTCCCGGAAGGCATACCGAATCCTGTTGGTTACTTCCTGCTGCAGGGCCGTTCGTTTGTCCTCGGGCAAAACACCGGCGTGAAATACCGTAACGGTAAGGTCCTTGGCTGTGACGGGCATGGGCATGCAAAGCATATCATCCCCATGGCCATGGTGGCCGGTATCCCGGATATAAGTGTTGATGCCATCCACAAACTCCTGGGACGGACTGCCGCTGTCAATCATGATATAGGCATTGGCACTGCCCGGCCCCCTGGGGGCTCCGTGCTCGAACCATATATAATCAGGCTGAATTCCGGCGAAAAGGGAAATATCCGCCCGGTAGGCGGCATCGTGATGGTATTGTCCCACGGCGGAAAACTGGTTTCGGCTCCTGAGTCGTAAGGATTCGTCAGATTCCGCATTTGCCCCGGCAATACTGATCCAGTCGCTTGCATTGGTAACAGAGGATATTCCGTCAATTGGTTCCGGCAGGGCTGAATAATATCCCGGCCCAAGATTATAGGCCGTGCCGGCAGTCTCCGCTTGAACCGGCACCAGAGCAGAAATCACGCCATCGGCCAGGGTAACGGTTTTCATGGTGATCACCCGGTAAATTTTTCCATTAATGGTAGGGGTTGTCACCAGGAACCCCGCCTCCACCACTATGTCACCGGATGCAGACTCCCTGGTAAAAATCAGGTTCCCCTTTGTTATGGTGGCGGGTTTTCTCTCCAGGTCCACGGCCCAGGCCAGCAGATCAAGCCATATTCCCTTGGCGTCCTTTAAAAAGGTGTTGGGCAAAACATGGCTGATCAATAGATCAATGATCCATTTCGCCGGGGTGGTGACAATGGCGGATATCAACCGCCAGAAAGGGGACCAGGCCGAGTCATTCGCTATTTGAACGTCTGATTCTTCGTTGAGCTTTTCCCATTCAGCTTGTATTCCTTCCTGAGTTGTGGGAATCCCCGCATCTGCAAGCATCTGTTTATAAATTGTTGAATCAGTCATCATACCTCCAGAAAAAAGCCGATAGGACCAAATTGAATGGTATCGGCTGTCAGGTAAAAGCGTCCGGGCTCTGGTTCGTCAATGTAAGCAGAGCCCGGGACAATGCGGTAATCATTATCCACGGCCAGGGTGATCTCCACCTTTGTCCGTTCCACAAGGCCCCGGTTCCTGTTGCCCACCAGAGGAGGCAATAGACCGGACTCCCGAATCATATGCACCAGGTCCTGGGCAATCACATCCCGGTCAAAAATCAGTACGGGATTCCCCGCCACATCCGGCGTCAGGTCATCATCCGTTACCAGTAAGTCTATATATTTCGCCATTTATGCTCCTGCCATAAAAAGCGTATTCCCAATCTCCTGGGGATTGATGGGCCTGCTTGTCACTATCCGCCCCACATGCAGGGAGCTGGTATTTGACCGGCTGTTGCTTGTAATTGTATGCGCAATTGATTGGTTTATACCGCCGGGTGCCACTGCCGATTTGCGAGGCGCTTCCAGTGATGGAGATGTTTTGGGAATGTCCCCTGCAGGGTCATCCCCTATACCTGGAATCCAGGACATTTTATCCTTTACCCAGCTAAAGGCCCCGGTCATGTTTTTAAAACCGCTCGTAATCTTATCAATCCATCCCATAATCCCCTGTCCCCAGGCCGAATCAAGGAAAGCTGCCTTGAGATCCTCCCAGTTGTGGATCACGGTTCTGATCAGCTGAATGACCCAGCCTATGGGATTGGAGAATAGAAATATCATGGCCCCGACTTTGAGTATCTTTGCGCCGACATCCCAGAGGCATGTACCAAAGGCCTGAAATCCTCCGGCCACCGAGTCAACCCATCCCATGATTGCCTGCCCCCATGAGGCGGTAAGCCCTGACAGCCAGGAACCTAAAGCCTTAAACCCGCCGAGGACCCCGTCAACACACCCCATAATGGCCTGTCCCCAGGCAGAATCAAGGAAAGCGGCCTTGAGATCCTCCCAGTTGTGGATCACGGTGCCGATAAGGGTAATGACCCAGCCGATGGGATTGGAGAAC